CCCCTCTTCAATGGTACATTGACTTGATGAGGAGCCTTCGGGTGGCGTGTGAGAGCCCACTCGAAGAGCAAATCCAACTGGGTACGCTCAATAAGTATCCATCAAGCGGTTTTATAAACAAGTAGCTATTGCAATCTCAACTCCTTCGTACTCTAGTAGTCCGGCCTCAAAAGGGTCCTTTAGACGTGTTACCACGGGAATACCATTATCCGGTAGGAGATCGCGCACTGCTTGCTCAACCCCATCAGCGCTGTGTTCACCACACACAGCAATCGTCAAAACACTCCTCGAGTGTTTCAGAAGGAAAGACATCTTCTCCTACGAGCTGATATAACTCTTTCTTTAGCTGGTCTGTCAAGTAGTCAGACAACTCCATTTGAACCTTGGAGTGTGACACTAGACGAGCTGAAGCCATCTGATAGAGTTTATTCAGTCCCTTCCACACCGGTCGTTCTGCCGAGTAGTAGGGAGAGATCCAAGATGCCATTGCCCTGAAACTAATCGAGGCGTCCGCAACCAGTTCGGTGACGTTCAACCATTCCTTTCCAATAGGTAGTTCCGGCAATTTGTTAGCCGGGAATTCCAAGACATCTGGGAATCTCTTCTTAAGGTAAAGAGCCTGATACTGCTCGAACCTTGAAGTGACCCCGGCTGCTGGCATAGCAGCCTTTTTGTCGGAGAGTAACTTAGCGATGATCAATTGTCGCACAGAGTAACCCTCAGTCGAATTCCACCTTTTGGACTCAGATACTGGATGAGCCCCCAAACCACCGTATTCCCGTGGACCAAACAGATTTCGCCAAGTCAGCTTCAATAAGTCTTTGTGATGACTCACAAAGCATGCTGACCCGGCCTCTCTGTCATTTGAACCCTTCACGAAATCATCGTGCATGGAACCGAGACTCTCTAAGTTCATTATGAGAGTCTCTCCGTCACCCGGAGGTTTCAATAACCCTTGGTTCAAAAACGGTACTAGGACGAGTTTATTCTTCACGGAATCCCAAGTGTACAACTGGGTATTCAACGTGATGAATTCATCGGCGAAGTAGTTCTTGCCCAAACTTGGTTTGAGTCCTACTTGAGGGGTGAGTGAGGTCCAAAGCTCGTATTGTTCAGGTGTCGCACAGAAGCCGATATCGTCACCATTGATGAGGACGTGATCCTCCTTTCCTCCCATGCCTTGCCCATCGAAGCGTCTACCAAAGTAGAGCTCTGAGCTATGGCGCCATACTG